GATCACTGCAAGCCCATATCGGATGGGTTATCAGCTGATTAACAGAGTGCGTGGTCTCATCCAGCCGTATTCTAGTCCTAATTCACTGGTCGGCTAATGCCAGCTGCAATAACCACATTACGTGGCACACTAGCAACAGACCTAGCCAATGCAGGCGTGTGGTCTACCTTTGCTTACCCACCAGCTACATTACTTGTAAACAGCGTGGTAATTACACCATCTGATCCATATTTTGTACCAAGCAATAACGATCAGGTAGGCATAGCACCTTTGGCTAATTTTAAGGTTTTAATAACAGCACCTGCATTTGACAATCAAGGCAATCTAGCAGGCATGGAAGATTTTATAGTGGCAGTAGTAAACAAACTAGCGGCATCATCCCTAGTCCTAAATATATCAAGTGTCTCCGCTCCAGCTATAACTAACGCAGCTAGTGGAGATTTATTAACGTCAGAAATCACCGTATCAATCCTAACGAGCTGGAGTTAAAATGAGTTCACAAGCAGACGACTTAGCCTTCTTAATAAAGATAGGCCAAATCAAAGAAGCACCAAAACAAACCGCACAAACTAAAAAAGAAGAGGAATAACAATGGCCATATACTTAAATAACAATGTAGGCGTTAAATTGGCTACTGCCGCTGCGCCTACAGTACCTTCAATAGATATTAGTTCTTATGTAACTAATGCAGTAATTAACCAAATTGTAGATGAGCTTGAAGTGACAACAATGTCCGATCTTAGCCATCGTTTTGCTCAAGGCCTACAATCTGCAACATTTTCTATTGACTTTCTAAATGACTGGGCAGCCTCTCAGGTAATGACAACACTAAATGCAGCATTTGGTCAAACCCTAGCAGTATCAGTAATTACCGTAAAAGGTACTGCAGTGTCAGCTACTAATCCAACTTACCAATTTTCAATCTTGGTAAACAACCTGACCCCAATCGGTCAAGGTGGCGTAGCCGAAATTGCATCATCTAGTCTGTCCTTTACAGTAAACTCAGTAGTAACAGTGTCAACATCGGTGGCATTCTAACTAAGGAGTAATAATGGCAAAGCTAAAGATTACAAGGGCTAATGGCGAAGTATCTGAACACAAGATAACACCAGGAGTCGAGTACGCTTTTGAAATTAGTAAAGGCATGGGCATATCCAAGGCGCTGAGAGAAACAGAAATGCAGTCCAATATCTACTGGCTCGCTTGGGAATGTCTACGCAGATCAGGAGCACAAGTACCTCTATGGGGTGCAGAGTTTATTGACAGCTTAGAAACTGTCGAGGTATTAGACGAAGAAAAAAAATAGTACAGCGTGATTCCATTCTCTATACAGTGGCTGCTATAAGTGTAGAGACTGGGATTGCGCCTAGTGAGTTTATTAACATGGACTCAGACATGCTGACAGCAATTGTGCAGGTGTTAAGCGATAGAGCAAAGGAGATCAGAAATGCCAGTAGAGGTCGTAGGCGTTAAAGATGTCCTTAAAGGTTTAGAGTTTATGGATGAAGATATGCGCCAGCGTATAAGAGTTGCTATAGATCCTTTAATGCGTGGCGTAGCAAATAAAGCAAAATCATTTGTGCCAGGTAATAGCGACGTCCTATCAGGCTGGAGTAAAGCGCCTAACCCAGAAATTAACTATCGGCCATTTCCTAAATATGATGCTAGCACTGTAAAAGCAGGTATCGGATATAACGCAGGCGAAAACAAAACATTTAGAAATGGGTTCAAAGTTAGCAATTACGTATATAACGTAAGCGCAGCTGGTCGCATATACGAGACTGCAGGTCGTAATAATCCACAAGGTCGTGCGCCATTTCAGCAAATAGATCCCAGCACACCTAACTCTCCAGTTGGTGCAGTGCAAGGATTTGAGGGAACTAAAAGAGCTAGAGAATATACATATAATAAATCTACAAGAGAATACGCATCTAATAATCCATTTGCAGGCTATCAGTTTGTAACCTCTATGCCTGGACTTACATCACAGCCAAAGATTGCAGGCGTACGTGGTGGTCGTGGCAAGAAAACTAAAGGCAGACTTATATTTAAGGCATGGGCTCAGGATAGTCAAGAAGTTTATGATGCAATTCTTAAAGCAATAAACTCTACAGCTATACAATTTAACAAAGCCACAGAGATTAAGAAATCAGCTTTACCTAAAGAGTTTTCATTTAGTGGGCCTGGTGTAAACATACGAGGGGTAGCAGCCTAATGGCCAATGTAGTCGTCTCCGCTATTGCTACCTTTAATGGCAAAGCACTTAAAAAAGGTCAGAAGGATATATCAGCCTTTGACAAATCAGTCAAAAAATTAGGCAGAACTTTTGCAGCTACTTTTGGTGCATACCAATTATTAAACTTTAGCAAAAAAGCAGTACAAGCATTTATGGCAGATGAGAAAGCCGCCAAGTCATTAGAGCAACAATTAAAAAATACTGGCTACCAATTTAGTGGTCCAGCCGTAGAAATGTATATTGCTGATCTGCAAAAAACTACAGGTGTGTTAGACGATCAATTACGACCAGCATTTCAGCAATTATTAACAGTAACAGGATCACTTACCACAAGCCAAGACGCATTAAACACCGCATTAAATGTGAGCGCAGCGACAGGTAAATCATTAAGCGAGGTTACTGCAGCTTTATCACGTGGTTATGCAGGTAACACCACTGGTCTAAGTAGATTAGGTGCTGGTCTAAATAAAGCATTATTAAAGACTGGCGACATGGATAAAATCATGGCCGAACTTAATAAAAAGTTTGCAGGTCAGTCGGCAGCTAGATTAACTACGTATGCTGGAAAGATGGATCTATTAACTGCAGCAGCCGCTAATGCACAAGAAATTATCGGTAAAAGTTTATTAGATTCTTTAAGTGCATTAGGTGATGATAATAGTATTGAAGGCTTAACAAAGAACATGGAAGATTTTGCCACAGCTACAGGTGATGTAATTTATGGGTTAGGCATAGTAGCTAAAAGGATTAAAGAATTAACAACCATACCTGGACTGGGCAGTATATTTGATGTAAAAAATATACCAGTCTTAGGTGCTTATTTAGGTGGCTTGCAACAAATAGGCCAAAATGCTAGAGAAAGAAACAACTCACAATTTAACACAGTCGCCCGACCATCTGTTGCAGAAATTGGCACTCAACTTAAATTATTAAAAGCCAAGAAAGACGAACTAGCATTACTAAACAAAAAGAACGCTATTGAGAATAAGAACGTAGAAGAATTAAAAAAGAAGTTTGATCTAGAGCGCATAGGCATAAACGCAGCTTTGAACAATGCCACCGATGAAGAGACTAAGTTACGCCTAAAATCACAGTTAGCAATACTAGACAATAACGATGCTTTGGCTAAAAAGTTACTAGCAGAATTAGAAGCGGCCGAAGCATTAAAAAAGTTAGCAGAAGAAGCTAGATTAGCAGGATTATCATTATTAGATTTTGGCATAGTTAAAGTTAAAGCCCTATCAAGTAAAATAGATACATATATTGAAGAATTAGGCATAGCTACAATTAGAGAAATTACCGCAAGAATTACCGAAATGCTAAGAAAGTTTAACTTTACAAGTTCATTTACTGGTGGCGGTGGCGGTGGCGGTGGCGGTGGCGGTGGCGGTGACAATGGATATTCACCAGAAGTAATACAAGCCGCAGTACTTGACACTAGAGAATTAAACACACGTATAAACGAGTTTTTGAGCGGCTTTGGTATGGGTGGCGTACAAAGATCTTCAGCACCAGATCCTATGGAAATTAGAGTAACTGTAGATGCAGGTGGCGATAGGCTAAGTCAGGCGATAGCAGAAAGCATACAGGTGGCAACTAGATCAGGTTACTCAACAGTACCTGCTGGATTTATAGTATGACCGTACCTGTAATAACCGCTTTAATTAACTTTAGCACTGGGCCATCTTTTGCTCAAACAATGATTTTAGATTCAGGCATATTAGACACTAACACTTTAGGCGATGCCACAGCTGTAATTGTAGATGTATCTAATCAAATAAACCGCATAGAAACTAACCGAGGTCGTACTGCATTATCAGATCAATTTCAGACAGGCGCACTTACTTTACGCATAGTAGATCAGAATGGCGATTTTAATCCACAGAATGTAACAGGGCCATATTACGAATTGCTTACACCTATGAAGAAAGTGCAGATTAGTGCTACATATAGTGGTGTCAGTTATCCTATATTCCAAGGCTTTATTACAAGTTACGTTACTACATACCCAGATGAATCTGGTGAAGATTTAGCAATTACAACCATACAAGCTGTAGATGCTTTTAGATTAGCCCAGTTAGCACAGATCAGCACAGTTACAGGTGCTACTGCAGGCGACTTATCAGGCACACGTGTTAATCAAATATTAGATACAATTTCATGGCCATCAAGTATGCGTGATGTAGATGCAGGGCTTACAACTATGCAGGCAGACCCAGGCACAAACCGCACCGCTTTAGCAGCTCTTAGCACTGTAGCATCATCTGAATATGGATCTTTGTA